CGTTGCTTATAATCAAAGAAGTTCTTCATTGGCAACAGGCGTGAGCCACCATCCGACCACGGCAGAGTCTGCTCGTAATGCCAGACGCGAATGATCGCCGTGAGTTTCTGCACCTCATCAAGTTTGGTTCCTGCGAGAAGTTTCTTGTGATAGTTTCCTGCGTTCCCCTTGGTGTTCTTGGCCGCATCAATCTCTTCGGATACTTTCTTATCCTGCTTGCGCCCCGTCCACACAGAGATGTTGAGGTCGACTAACATTGAACTGTTCTGAATCATTTTGTTTCTCCTTAGTTGACATGCACTGTTTTACCTACGCCACTTACTTGATCGGTCGTTATGCCCCACAGCGTCGGACACGGCCAACCCGATCCCCATCCATCCACATACCCATCCGTCAGCACCACCGCACACTCGGCCTTGATCTTGTGCTCGTTGATATAGTCCACGATGCACTGCGGGCTAGTACCTCCGCCACCTCTTGGCTTCGTACTTGATAACAAGTTCTCCAACTGATCCTGCTCGTACTTCTCGTGCTGGCACACCCGCGTGTCCCAATACATCAGGTCGATACCCTCGGGCTTGACGTGCTCGCATATCTTGCGCACCTCACCTAAAAACTGTCCGATCTCGTTGGGGCCAATGGAGCCTGACATGTCTACGCCCACCACGATCCGACCCACGCTTTCTCCGTACACGCTTGGCATGTACACCCCTTCCCCCACCCACCGTCTGCTTGGCCTGCGCCATGTTGAAATCTCCTTGTCGATACAGAAACTTGTTATGAATTCACGCAATGCTTCCCGCCAGTCAACCTTCGACTCAAGCAAATCACTCACCTCACGCGGCACGTTGCCGCTCATCTTCCCAGCCAGGATCGCGCCTTGACGCAGGGCTTGGTCGACATCACGCGCCAGGGCTTCCTTCTCCTCGGTGCTCATACCATCCGCACCTTCCCAGTCGTGCTCGTCCATGCCACCAGCATCACCAACCGGCACGTCGGTGCCCCCAGGGTTGCCCTTGGTCTTGACATGCACTGACCCGTTGTCCTCGGCTTGTTGCTTCAAGTCATTGAAGACCTTCTGCGAATCCCAGCCCCGATACTTCGGGTCAAGCAAGCCTTCGCTTGGCAGTCGCACATCCGCACCCTTGGGGTCCGAGTCCTCGATCATCTGATTAATCACGTAGTCACATGCCATGTTGGCAAGCGTTGGGTGCTCCTTGTAAAGATGTTTCCACGTGGTCAGATGCCGAAAGGCTTTGTGTAGGTTCTCGTGCAGGATCACCGCACGCAACTCGGCCTCCGGTAACTTAGCCATGAAGTCCCGCCCGTATCTGGTATTGCGCCCATCGGTACAGGCTGTCGGCACATCGTCATCCACGCTTGTCTGCCCCAGCATGAAGATGCCCGAGTACAGGCAATACTGCGGTTGCTTCATCAGCCACACATGCGCACGTTGTACGCGTTGCTCTACGCTTAGTTTGCTCATTTGTTAACTCCTGTTAATTTGTTTCACCGGCCAAGATTAACTTCGCTATGGCCACCAACTCTTCCGGCGTATCAAACTCGCAGACAACTTCTCTCTTCCACACGCTCCGTGGCTTTGATAGGTCATTTACGATTCTGATAAGCCGATACTTGTTAGGCTTACTCCTATTAAACGTTTGCACCGCAACTTGATACTCTTCACCGTACAGGGCATCGACGATCCAAGAGTGCTCCCCGAATAATTCCCTGACGGTGTCCGTACCACCTGCTCGCAGGTTCCACATATCAAAACATCCACTGATTAGCCAGCGCCCAGTCTTTGAAGTCTTTGTTGAACGCGCAGAAAGTCTGCTTGGTCGGAGACTTCATCACGCTCAAGGCGAAGAGGGCTTGCCACTCCTTGTCCATGCGTTGCACATACCGCATCCACTTGCTTAGTGAATCCTTGTCGACACGCGCCACCGCACTAAACACGAGGATGCACCGAGCCACCGTGTCATCTGGCAACTTAGCCCCAGTCGGGTCGTTGAGGATGGCATCCCACGTGGGCAACTTGTCCACCACCGTGAAGAACGCTTGCATATCCCGAGCCGCAGACTCACCAATCGTGCCCGTCAATAAACTTATTGTCAGAGCATCACCCAGACTGGCGCGTTGCTTGGCAATGTAAGACGCCTTCTCCAGCGAACGCGGTGTAACAACTGCACCCATACCCGCACGGGTCGGGTTAAATATGTACGGGTTATCTTTCTGGCTGGGGTCGGTGTAACTTGCCAGGGCATGCGAATACTGCTTCACCCACGCAATGATGGTCGGGTCGATGTCGTTACCCACCGCCCACTCGATCCACTCCTCAGCGTCAGGCTTGCGTACCGTGACAAACGCAACCCGATTCCTAGCATGGGCCTCAAGCATATCCCCGACTCCGTCGGTAAGCAGGTTAGTAGTACCGAACACAATGCTCCCGTCCGGCAGATAAGAGTCACCAATCCGATGCTCCAGCATCAGGGTCAACAGCACATTCTTCACAGACTTCATCGCCTTGCCGATCTCGTCGAGCATCACAATCACCGGCTTGTCACCGTGCATCTTGAACCGAGCGTTCGGCGCGAACTTCGTTATTTTGTTAACACCTGATAACTTATTGTCAACTTGTTCTGTGTACGGCAGCGCGAAATCGCCCAGGTCTAACAGCGTGCAGTCGATATAAGCCGTCTCATGACCAGGGTTCTGTGCCGCGATGAACTTAAGCATGGCCGACTTGCCGATGCCAGGCTCACCCTGCCCGATGATCGTGACATTCTTCCCCACCGTAGAGATCGCCTGCGCAAACTCCTTGAGGGAAACCGATTGACCGAAATTAATTACACTCATCTTCATGCTCCTTATTAATTAGAGGGAACTTCGTTTTTACTTCCTACTTCTACAACTATTACAAATTATAACACAGTATGGGCACCTTGTCAAGTATTTTAAAAACTTATTTGTACTCAACCTCGACGGTGTTATGTATGTCGGTGCCTTTGGCGATGATGCGGTACATCTTAGTGCGCAGATGCTTCGGGTCGTACTGCTTGTCGTATAACTTGTATGCCCAATTCCGATCGTCGGGCAACACAGACCGAGCAAGCCTTTTGTCGAGGGGTTCGCACACAGACGCCAGCATGCACATAGCCTTCAGGTATTGCTCATCACTCTCGGCGTTCCCGATGAAGTCGAGCATGTACCCGAGCACCTTCTCAGACCAGAACGAACTGGTTCTACGCGTTGCCCACATCGGTTGGTATCCACCGAACGAATACATACCGTTATTCATGTCGAGCGTACCCACCTCAGCCATCGTCGCGTCCATGATCCAACCATCAGACAACTTAAGGAATGAATCAACGAACTTGAGGAACGGCATGAACGGAGCACGCGCCTCCTTGGCCTTGTCTTTATCGACGACTTGCTTGTTGAGCACGATGGGGGTTTCCGGCTCCCATTTGTTATCACCTGTTAACACAAAGGTGGTTTCGCCTTCCCTGCGCAACGGATAACTTTTGGGGTCGCTCCCGCCCACCGTCACCCACAACTCGTTCTGTTTCTTGCGTGCCGTGAACGGGCTGTGCGTGTGCATGTAGTCAGCCGTGGATGGTGTGATCCAACCATTACTGCGCAACCCGATCCTGCCATCTGGGTAATAGCGCACCACAGGCGTACCGTACAGCACGCACTCCACCACATCGCCATCCATGTTGATGGTCTCCCAGTCCCTGCGACGCTGGCCGATTGGCCGCACATCTTGAGCACGCCCACGGATGGGCTTGATTGAATTAAAAAGATCTTTGTAGTGTGTGTAGTACGACATGTCAGCCTCCGATCAGGATAAGGATTAAGTACAGGCAAAGAAAAACCACGGCAATCACAACGCCTTCAAAAACATCTTTCATTTCACACTCCCCACACATTTAAAAGAATCAACGCACCGCAGAAAGCCAGCACGACAAAGTAAAAAATAAAGATCATCTGACCCATCACATACCTACCTTTCTCATTTCACCAACCCACCTTTCTGATTAACACCTGTTAACAAGTTTCTGTCTGACACAACCACATAGTTCGACTTGTGCATCGGAACTACGCAATGCTTCACTTCACGGGCTTGCTCTTCGCCACAACCGAGGCAAGTGTAAAAGCCCAACTTCCACCGGCGAAAGGGCACCTTCTCCCAATGGCAGGCGGTACACAAATACACACGATCTTCTTCCATGACGCGCTCTCCTTTTACTTTGTACAATCTTTAATCAACTACAAAACATAGTATAGCATAAAGATTGGACAATGTCAAGTGTTTTACTTTGTCCAATTTAGGGGGTCTTGTTCCTCTTGTTTCGGGCTGTTCCTTTTTGGCTTAAGTTAACAAATGTTAATAAAATCAATTGTGTGGGCGATTAGTTGTCGCTCTGTTCCTCTGTTCCGGGTTTATAACGCACTTGCCGAGAAGCCTGCGAAGCCAGTTTACAATGTCAAATTTTACTTTGTCAAATCTTTTGCGCCCCGAGTATATATATATATTAAGAGAACAAAGGAACAAAGGGGGGTAAATCCCGCTGGAACGGCTTGTGCAAGCCAAAAAACCTTGTTCCTGCAAAAAGGAACAAGCCGGAACAAGAGGAACAAAGGTCTGCATCATCATCTGCTCCTGCATCATCATCAGAAGGAACTATCATTGTAAAATCGCAATGTAAAATTTGGGCAAAAAAATAACCCCGACCAGATCGGTCGGGGCTGACTGATAACTTGTTACTTGGCGATGATCGCAAGAGCTTTGCGCAATTCGGTTAATGCGGCCGGTGCATCGAACTCGGGCGATTCCGCTTTTTCAATTTTCCCGATACAGTCAGTTATTGCTTCGACCAGTTTTGTTTTGAGAGTTTTGGGTGGGTTCGCTGACTCGGTTTTTTCTTTCGGGAAAGCGTAGCTAAGGACACGGGTAAACATAGTATCGGCTGTCGCGCGCGCCGCTTTCTTTGCTTCGTTCGCATTGTCCCATTTCAATTTATTAACATCTGATAACTCGTTATACTCTTTGGAACCCTTGCGCGGCAGATCAACAGCGAGAGCGGCGGCATGTTTAGGCATGGCTGGCAGAATTGCATCGGCGATAAATTGCGCTTTAACCGCTTCGACAGCTTCGCGGTTAGGGTAAAACCCGCTAACCTCTTTCCCCGCCGTGACCCATTTGTCGCGGGTTTTATTCTCTGAATCGACAGCAGTTGTGACGGACTTAACTACTGATTGATATGTAACTTGTGACATGGTTAAATCTCCTAAGATTGATTAAGTTAAAAACTAATTACCACGAACATATTATAACATATTTTGACGAAACCCCAAATTATTAACACAGTGTTAATAAATCCGGCCATGCGGCCCCCCGACCACCCCCACCCCCCCAAATGCTCGTTGGGACTCCTACCCCTGCCTTGCCTTAGTAATTTGCACATTAGATCCCACATTTTTCACACCCCCTCCCCCCTTCTAAGTTAGCCCTAACTAACATAACCAATTTATAGGGAATACCCCCCTAATGTTTTTCTGGAGTCCCGTTTCCTTTTGGGGTATATTTTTTTCTGGGGGTCGGTCGTCGGCTCGGCGACGCTAAACAGCCTGTACTCCTTTGGCTAAAGGTGCAAATATAAATCCGGCCCCCACCCTATCTAGGTTGACAATCTAATATAAACAACCTATTCTCCGAGCGTCTGAGCCACAAACAGCTACGGAGAACCATGCCTATAGTTGCCACCCCAGAAGTGGGTATACCGTTTCCCTTCGACACCACGCCGGAGGAGCTAACTGATTTCAGGCAGAAAGCTCATGCTTTGTTTGAAACAGTACAGGAATTAATTGCGCACGGTGCCGATGTCGAGGTAACGGAAGAGGACAAGAAGAAGTCCCATGAGATCTTTGCATCTCAACAGCTTCCATCGGTCAAGAGCCTTACCCCCGGCACCATAGTAAACCTTGAGGCGATCCTAAATGAGTGGGATCACGAGGTACTAGATGTGCACAGACGGTTACGGAACTACGTAACCAACAAGATGATTATGGAGTCGGTTGATCCTGATCCACGGCAGAGAATGAAGGCGCTAGAAAACCTGGGCAAACTAGCTGGGGTAGGCATCTTCTCAGACCGTATAGACATCAACGTCACACACCGCACGGTAAAAGATATTGAGACCGATCTTGCTAAGACCCTTGAGATGTACTTGGGGCCAGTTGAGACGATAGAAGCCACGGAAGTAAAAAGTTCAAATAGTCCAAAAAGTCTAAAAGACATAAATTTGGACGAGGACGACGCCCCGGACGATGGACCCAAATCTACTTCTTAGAGCGCAACAGGCGCTTCCTAACCTACCGGAGCCTGTCAGGCAAAAGGTAGGGGTGCTCATAGCTGAGGCTAGGCGGGCTAAAGCAAAAGAAGTTGCTCAGAACGACTTCATGGCGTACGTAAACTACGTATGGCCTAGCTTTATTCATGGGCGGCACCACGAGAAGATGGCCCGTGCCTTTGAGCGGGTGGCTGAAGGACAGATCAAACGCCTAATTATTAATATGCCACCACGGCATACAAAGTCAGAGTTTGCCTCTTACCTACTTCCATCTTGGTTTTTGGGCAAATTTCCCCAACGCAAAGTAATTCAGACCTCCCACACAGCAGAACTTGCTGTCGGATTTGGTCGGAAAGTGAGGAACTTAGTTGATTCGGATCGCTATAAAGACCTATTTCCGGACGTTGCACTACAAGCTGACTCTAAAGCTGCTGGGCGGTGGGCGACAAACTTTTCTGGAGAATATTTTGCTATCGGTGTTGGAGGCGCTGTTACGGGTAAAGGCGCGGACCTCCTCATTATTGACGACCCTCACTCGGAACAAGAAGCTGCCCTGGCGGAAGTAAACCCGGAAATCTATGACAAGACCTACGAGTGGTACACATCTGGTCCTCGGCAGCGTCTGCAACCGGGCGGAGCTATCGTCGTAGTGATGACCCGATGGTCTAAGAAGGACTTAACCGGGCAAGTTTTGAAGTCAAGCGCCCAAAGGGGCGGGGATGAGTGGGAAGTTATTGAGTTCCCGGCGCTATTTGAGAACGGCAAGCCCTTGTGGCCTGAGTTTTGGTCCCAAAAGGAGCTTTTGGCGTTAAAAGAAGAGCTTCCTAACAGCAAATGGATGGCTCAGTACCAGCAAAACCCCACTTCTGAGTCCTCAGCTATTGTGAAACGTGAGTGGTGGCAGATCTGGGAGAAGGAAAACCCCCCATATTGCGAGTTCACCCTCATGAGTTGGGACACTGCGTTTGAGAAAACCAACCGTAGCGACTACTCGGCATGCACTTTGTGGGGTGTGTTCTATCAACCAGACGATAATGGGGTGGAGCAGGCCAATATCATCCTCATAAATGCCTTCCGAGATCGGATGGAGTTTCCCACACTGAAGAGAAGGGCCATAGAAGAGTATCGAGAGTGGGACCCAGACTCAGTAATTATTGAGAAAAAGGCCAGTGGTTCCCCTCTTATATATGAGCTACGAGCTATGGGCATCCCTGTGCAGGAGTACACCCCTGTTAAGGGCAATGACAAGATCTCCAGACTTAACTCTGTGTCCGATCTGTTCGCTTCTAGTCGGGTCTGGGCACCTAATACTGCTTGGGCAGAAGAAGTTATTGATGAGGTTGCAAGTTTTCCAGCAGGCGAGCATGATGACTACGTTGACTCCGTTTCTCTGGCCCTTATGCGGTTCAGAAGGGGAGGCTTTATTCGCACGGTACTAGATGAAGAGGACGAGCCTGTATTTTTTAGGCGTCGCTTAGAACCGTATTACTAAGGAATAGACATGGCTATTGACAAAGCACTTAATCAGGCCCCGTTAGGGTTAACGGAAGAGACCTTAGAGTCTATGGAGCCGGCAATCGAGATTGAAATTGAGGACCCAGAGTCCGTAAAGATCGGAATTGGCGACCTAGAAATAGAGCTTGATAAGAAAGAGATGACTGACGAGGACTTCAATGCCAACCTCGTTGATTTTATGGACGATGAAGTTGTAGCTAGTCTGGCTGGGGAGTTGATTGGCGACTACGACGACGACATTTCTTCCCGTAAAGACTGGATTCAGACCTATGTAGACGGCCTAGAACTCCTTGGAATGAAGATCGAAGAGCGGGCTGAGCCATGGGAAGGTGCTTGTGGCGTGTATCACCCGTTACTTTCTGAAGCCTTGGTGAAATTTCAGGCAGAAACCATGATGTCCACGTTTCCTGCCTCGGGGCCGGTCAAGACACAAATCGTCGGCAAAGAAACGCCTGAGAAAAAAGAGGCTGCAAAGCGCGTTCAAGACGATATGAACTACCAGTTGATGGATGTGATGAAGGAATACCGTCCTGAACATGAGCGAATGCTCTGGGGCCTTGGACTTTCTGGTAACGCGTTCAAAAAGGTCTATTACGACCCCAATATTGAGCGGCAAGTGTCTATTTTTGTCCCCGCAGAGGACATTGTCGTGCCTTATGGTGCCTCTGATCTTGAGTCTGCCGAGCGTGTTACCCACGTTATGCGGAAAACAGAGAATGAACTACGTCGTCTCCAAGTCTCTGGATTTTATGCAGACGTAGATCTCGGTCCCCCCAACAATATCCTCGACGAAGTAGAGAAAAAGATCGCTGAGAAGCTGGGGTTCAGAGCAACAAGCGACTCGCGCTACAAGATCCTGGAGATGCACGTCGAGCTTGACCTGCCTGGCTATGAGCATAGGGATGACGATGGAGAACTAACGGGTATTGCGCTTCCATACGTCGTGACCATCGAGAAAGGGTCTAATCAGATCCTAGCTATCCGTCGCAATTGGGAGCCAGACGATGAGACTTATGCAAAGAGACAGCATTTTGTTCATTACGGATACGTTCCGGGCTTTGGGTTTTACTATTTCGGTCTTATTCACCTTGTTGGTGCTTTTGCCAAGTCTGGTACTTCTCTCATTCGTCAGTTGGTTGATGCTGGAACATTATCGAATCTGCCGGGAGGCTTTAAAGCGCGGGGTCTGCGCGTTAAGGGCGACGATACACCGATAGCTCCAGGCGAGTTCCGTGACGTAGATGTCCCGTCAGGTTCTATTAAAGACAACCTGATGCCGCTGCCGTACAAAGAGCCAAGTCAGACTCTGTATCAGTTGTTCAACACGATAATTGAAGAGGGCCGTAGGTTTGCAAATACAGCAGACCTTCAGATCTCTGATATGTCTGCCCAGGCGCCGGTGGGGACTACGCTGGCAATCCTTGAGCGCACGCTCAAAACCATGTCGGCGGTCCAGGCTCGCGTGCACTACTCGATGAAGCAGGAGCTTGGGTTACTCAAGCAGATCATCGCGGCATACACACCTGATGAGTACAACTATGAGCCAGTAGACGGACACCGCAGGGCGAAGAAAACAGACTATGACGATGTTGATGTCATCCCGGTATCCGATCCAAACGCGTCAACGATGGCGCAGAAGATCGTTCAGTATCAGGCGGTCATGCAGTTGGCGCAGGCGGCTCCCAATCTCTATAACCTTCCGCTTCTTCACAGGCAGATGCTCGACGTATTAGGGATTAAAGACGCGCAGAAGTTAGTTCCCATGGACGAAGATCAGAAACCAGAAGATCCTGTTACAGAGAACCAAAACATCCTCAAAAACAAACCCGTCAAAGCGTTTATGTACCAGGACCACAGGGCGCATATCACGGTTCACATGGCGGCTATGCAAGACCCGATGATCCAAGAGTTATTAAAGAACAACCCAACTGCGCCCCAGTTACAAGCAGCCATGATGAATCACATTAATGAGCACCTTGGCATGGAGTATCGCAAGCAGATTGAGTTGCAGCTTGGGTTCAATCTTCCGCCCAATCAAGACGAAGCTGGTGATGACATCCACATTAACCCAGAAGTTGAAGCCCGTCTTGCCCCGATGCTTGCTCAAGCCGCACAAAGATTACTAACACAAAACCAGGCGCAAGTTGCACAACAACAAGCGCAGCAGCAGGCCCAAGATCCGATCATCCAAATGCAGCAACAAGAGCTGGCACTTAAACAAGCCGAAGTCCAACGCAAAGCACAGAAGGACATGGCTGATCTTGAGATACGCAAACGCCAGCAGGAGATTGAGGCCGGGCGGATCATATCTCAGAATGAGATGGCCAAACAAAAACTTCAGGCCGAACAACAGATGGATGCCATTAGAGCAGCAGCAGAGATGCGTGATGGACGAGAGAAAGAAATCATTCGCCTTGGTGCCGACATCGCCAAGCAGCTTTCTAGCCAAGCGCATCAGAAAGAAATGCAGAGTCAACCACAACAACCAAAGGCTAAGTAATGGATGCTTTAGAAGTAATCGTTGAACAAGCCGACGACAAAGTTTCTCAGCTAAAAGACTTCCTGGCAGAAGGGCGGTGTGAGGACTTTGAGGAATACAAAAGAATTTGCGGTGAGATCCGGGGTCTGCTCACTGCAAGGGGGTACGCATTAGACCTTAAACGAAAGATGGAGAACTCTGATGAGTGAAATCCTTATCGGTACAAATCCCGATAAACCCCAGGTTGTAGGCGCAATTGACCTGGAAGCAACAAATGAAGAAAAAGCTAGGCAGTTACCTCAACCATCTGGATACCGCATCTTGTGTGCAATACCAGAGGTAGAGAAAGAGTACGACAGTGGATTGGCTAAAGCAGATACAACCATTCACTACGAAGAGGTCTTAACAACCGTTTTATGGGTTGTGGCTCTCGGTCCCGACTGCTACAAAGATACTTCTCGGTTCCCCACAGGTCCGTGGTGTAAGAAAGGTGACTTTGTATTAGTTAGGCCCAATGCTGGTACACGGCTTTTAATCCACGGACGCGAATTTAGGTTAATTAATGACGACTCAGTAGAGGCCGTTGTTCAAGACCCTCGCGGCATCAAACGTAAATAACAGGAGGACAAGATGCCTGAATTAGATAAAAACGAATTTCAGTTTCCCGACGAAAAAACGGAACTTAGTGTCACCATGGAAACTGACGGTGACGATAAGGTAGAGGTAGAAATAG